TTCTTTGAGATTCAACGTGATCGATGAAACCCTTTCCCCAGTTTTCTGCTACACAGTATTGATATGTTTTTGCCATATTTTTCTCCTTTTATTAATCTGTTAATACCTTAATTGTGTTTGAAGGTACAGACCATTCTTCTGTTGCTGCTAAATAAGAACCTGGTCCACCAAAAGCCAAAGCTGAAGTTGCAACACCGCCTCTGTTAAACCTGGCTCGACCGTTAGCCATATCCGCTACTTCACTCCAACTTGCGCCATTCCAATCTTCAGTCTTTCCTGTATTTGGTGGACCTCCTCCAAAAGCTACTGCCGCTGTGGTTGTTCCTGCAGATGCTATGTTACGTCTAGGACTGTTCACGTTATTAACTTCTGTCCAATTCGTTCCATTCCAAACTTCAACATCAGCAACGTTTGCTGTTCCATTATATCCTGCCACATATAATGCTGCTGTATAAGTCCCGTTTCCAGTTGCATACGCTCTGGAAGTGTTTAAATCGTTTACTTCAGTCCAGCTACTTCCGTTCCATCGTTCTGTCTGATCTTGAGCTGGACCAGGGTATGTTCCACCAAAAATTATAGCTTCTGAGTTATTTGCTGCGGCGCATCCACCAAGCATTCTTGCAGTATTTATGTTGCTTATTTCGGTCCAATTAGTTCCATTCCATGTTTCAGCATCATTTCTATTTGGTGCTGAAGGGGGTTCACCTCCTGCTGCTATTGCTGATGTAACAGTTCCATTTCCCATTGGTCCGTGTCTTGCTAAATTTAAATCATTTACTTCAGTCCAACTAGTTCCATCATATTGTTCGGTTACTGCTGTATTTGGCGGAACATTTCCACCAAAAGCTAATGATGATGAATTGCTTACTCCAGCTCCTCCTGGTTGTTCTCTACCTGTATTTAAATTACCACCAGTTGCCCAAGCTCCAATCGATGCACCCGCACCTGTCCATTCTTCTACCGCTGATGAGTCACTAGGAGCTGCTCCAGCAAAAGCTAGTGCTGATGATTGAGTTCCTGTGGTTCCTATTTCTGCTCTTGCGGTACTTAAATCAGAGTCCTCACTCCAACTAGTTCCATTCCATGTTTCTGTTTTTCCTGACAAAGAACCATCATTTCCACCAACAGCCAGTGCTAATGTATAAATTCCTGCTCCACCTAAAGCTCTTCTTGCAGTATTTAAATCAGCCACTTCGGTCCAATTAGTTCCATTCCATTCTTCTGTTATTGCAACATTTGGAGGACCACCACCAAAACCTAGTGCGGCTGTATTACTATTACCTGCCCCCGCTAATGCTCCTCTACCAGTATTTAAATCATTTACATTTGTCCAATTAGTTCCATTCCAACTTTCAGTTTGTCTTTGTGGAGATGTCGCTCCACCAAAAGCTAAAGCCGCAGTAACTGTACCAGAGTCTGCTAAAGAGTTTCTACCGGTATTTAAATCTGAAACTTCAGTCCAGTTAGTTCCGTTCCAAGACTCTGTTTCTGTTGCGTTAGCAGTGGCTGTAGCACCACCAAAAGCTAACGATGAAGTGTTATCTGCACCCACAGCAACTAAATTATTTCTTGCAGTGTTTAAATCATTTACCTCAGTAAAAGTTACACCATCATAAGATTCAGTTATAGATAATTTTCCTGGAGGAGCAGCTCCCCCAATTGCTAAAGCTGAAGTTTGAACTCCAGATGCTCCTGGAGATTGTCTAGCAGTATTTAAGTTATTACCAGTTCTCCAAGAACCAGCTGATGTTACGTTTGCATATTGATATTTAAAATCTTTGTTGGTGCTATCGTACCATAGCTGACCGTCCACGGCGCCTGGATTATTACCAGCAAAGTTGACGACTGTCGTCCCAACACTCTGTTTATAACTAGCCATGATTATTTATTCTTTAGCAGCCAGCCCTGTGTAGAATCTGTGTATACTAAAGTGTTTCCTGCCCTTTCTGTTGAAACTGTCAAGTCGTCTGTAGATCCTGCAATTTTTTCTGAACCATTTGCAGAGACGGTAAAAGTATAAGTATCAAAAGTTCCTGCATAGTCTATAAATACAACTTCATCTCCTAATGTACCTGCAGGTAAATTCATTGTTATGGCATTACTTGTAGTATTTACAAAATATCCTTCACCAGCTACTGCTGTGAAAGTAGAAGTTTTAACTGCCTGCCAAGAGGTTCCGCCACCAATGTATGTTTTAATTCTAGACGCAGCAACTTTTCTATTCGTACCACCTGCGCCATCATCAACTATAAATAAATCTGCATCAACTAAATCAGCACCAATATCTGTTCCACCATCTATATCTATGGCAGCTAAAGGTAAAGTTCCTGTATCACCACTTCCAATTATATTTCCTGTTGCACTTGGTAAGGTTAATACCGCTGA